TTAATTTACGGGCAAATCGTAAGTACCAACAGTTATCGTCGCGTCGCAAGTGCCACTAATCGGACCGGCAGCGCCTCCTCCCTCGGCGTAGAGTGCGCACGAGCCGTAGCCGTCCAGCGTGAACGTGCCGCATTGGAAGCGTCCCGCCTCAGCAATTGTGGAAAGTCTTGGGTAATGGCCGCCCGCATAAAAAAAAAGAGACGGCCACCATGCCGACCCATCATAAACCAAATTGTAGTTATGGCCGAGGTAGAAAGGACTGACCGAAGAGCCAAAGCAAATCGCAAATCCCGGCGCCGCGAAAAACGGGCTGTAAGCCACGTCAGCATAGGAGAATCCTCCCGCATCGGGAAACGCCCACGAAGTGCCGTCCGCCGTGAATGAGCTGATTAAGTCGGTCATCACCAGCGGGATTGAAGTTCTGTCCGCAGTGACTTCGGATGTCCCGCTCCAAGCATCGTCATCCGGAGGTTCATCAATCACAAAATTGGCGGTTATCGCCAGTGACAATTCGTTCGCGCGGAACAGCAAATCGACCACCTGTGCGAGTGTCATCGCGAACGGATGGAACGTCCCATCGCCCGACTGCCATGCCGGATCGGCTCCCTCAAAATCCTGAGAGACCTTGAACGGGAAACAATCAACCCACACGTCCCGGACCTTGTTGATTAAACCTTGAAGCTTCATGGCGCATCGAGCGGCTCGCTTAGGGGGTACACGTATAGCTTGAGGACCCCATCTTCGGCGCCATACACGCTGCGCAACTTGATATCGGTGGCGCCGGCCGTATTATCGGACGCATCGAGGCGCAGATGCGCATCCTCGCCCAAGCGCATGGCGATCCTGCCATTCCCATTTCCGTCGCGCGAGAGACTGACAATCGAAGAGAGGTCAAGCGCCACGATCTTGATGATCGAGTCGGTCAAAAAGCTCTGCGAGCCGGAGCCATATACGTTGATATTGCCCGTCTCTCCCTCCACTCCTGCATTGGTAGTGATGAGCAGCTTGGTGGGGGCGTCCGCATCCTTAATCACCATCTGCGCTGCGACGAGGACGAGAGAATCAATCGTGCACTCGGCGGGAGATGCCCCCATCGTCAACACCCCAGATTGAGACTCCGCCTCTTCCGCCCAGTGAATGCAGCATGGCAATCCTCCCACTTCGAGATCAATCTCCGCGCTGGACAGTATGTCATACTCTTCGGGCTCCTCTTCGCCGGGACGATGGATGGTGAGTTTATGGAACTGCGCGCCAGTATCTTGTTCGAGGTCCGCTACCCGCAGGGAGATCTCTTCACCGGACTCCGGGTCCCCCTGGATCGTCGCCAGCTTCTCTTTGACGTCTAGGACGATCATCTTTTGGTTGGCCCCTTCCTCAGTCAGCTTCACCTTTCCGGCTCCCGAATCTATCGAGATGCGCACCGTCGCTTCTTCTCCTTCGGTGACCACCTCGATGAGCCCCGTTTCTCCATCCAGCAATATGTACCTCTCTCCATCGTCGCTAGGCAACCGGAGCCTCTGCCAATACCCACCTTCGGCGCCTCCTGTGTCATCAGCGGACTGCGGCCCGAAGCTACCCTCGTCCTCGGCTTCGCTACCATCTGCGCCTCCTCCGTAGGGGGATGGTCGGCGAACTCCCTGCGAGGGGGTTCTCCTCAACCGCGCGCCGCGCGAGAGCGACGCCCAATCGTTGGCGGTGAGATGCTTGGCCGGGCCTACAGAGATAGATGTGCGCCCGGTCAATACATCATCCGTCACTTCTTGCACGGTGGCGTCCATCCTAGCCCATGTGACCGCGCCTCCCGAAATATTCAGTAGGCTGCCAGGTGTCACATCGAGAGTAGGCTCCTCCAGCGTCACCACCACGGCCCCCTCGTATTGAAGTCGAGAAAGGGACGCGAACAGCTTGTCCGCCAGCCCCTTCGGCGCGGGCTCCATGAAAGTCCTCTCTGAGCCTGGTAAAGACGCGTTTGACGTGCCGTAGTAGGTGCGGGAGCGGGCATTGGTGCAGAGCACCCGCGTCGAGATGGGCACCCCTCCTCGCTTGCTCACCACAGTGCCATTTTCATTGATCACTTCGTAGTTCACTCGAGCCCGGATAGTCGCGCGTTTCGATTCGATGTCCTGCTGCTCCATCCAATCTGGGATCGACCCAGAAATCAGCTCGCGCGGGAGGGGAGGGGACGCCGGCACTACATCAGTGATCTCCACATTTTGGAAAGTCCCGTCGCGGAGCCAATCGAGTCGGCCTTGCCACCAGGCCACAGAGAACAGGCTGATGGGCTCGACCTCCACCTTCTGCTTCGCGGGCTGGCTGGGGCCGCCTCCGATCGCGGCGCTCGAACTTTGGAGTTCGATGGTTTCCACGATCACTCCCTCATCTCCCTCTTCTCCGGTTCCGGCGCGCTCCTCCTCGACCTTGCGGTCACCATCGTCTCCTTGCCACACGAACTTCACGATGACTCCCTTAGGCACCAGATCCTCTCGCGCAGTCATGTGAATGGATTCGCAGAACTTCCGCTCGACCGTTCGTCTCGGCAGCGACTTGGCCAGCCTCACATGCATCACGGGCGTGGCCTGGCGGTAATCGAAGTAAGTCACGGCATCTGGCACCCATCTCAGCACCCTCACCAATGCCTCGGCGCAGGATATATCCCTGGCCTCGTCCCATGGTATCTCGATACTCGGCTCTACATCGCCGAGCCGAACACCCGTGACGGTCTTCATGATCTCCCGAATGACTTCGACGAGGGACACCTTCTCGCCGGTCTTGCTCTGCCCTAGCACCACCTGAGACAGCGTCTGCGAGAAGAACAGCCGGGGGGGCGGGTCGTCAGACTCCGGGTCGCCGCCCTCTTGGCGCTCCGAAAACTCGAAATCTTGCACGTAGGTGCTTCGTTCAAGAAAACTCCATGGTCCCACGAGGTTGACCTCCACCGATTCTTGACGACCTGACGCCTTCACCGTCGGCGGCCGGAGCACCCGGCCCGCAAATATGGACCTGCCTCGATACAACACCGAGTAGGTCTGCCACAACTGGAACGGGACGCGGAGAGGCCGATCGAAAGGCACGTCCAAAAAGAGAGACAACTCATCGCTTGCCTGGTTGCGCAGAGTCCTGGTCGCGGCCGAGACCCCGAGCGCCTCAAACGTAGCGTGTCCGCCCGGACCGCTCACTTGCCAGCTCATGCCACCGCCTTGGCCAAGCTGGCCACTTGCGCGGAGAGCAAGCGTATCTCGCTGGCGATCGCATTCTGTTTTTGCGTAATCACGCTGAGAGTCTCCACCATGCTGGCTCCCATCTCATTGATCGCAGCGCCTACCGCATCGGTGGAGCCACTCGCCGCGCCTGTGGCTTCCGACACTTGCTCGCCCGCCTGCTCGGCGGCTGCACGGGCGCGTTCCAGGGGGCCGTCACCTGGCGTGATGCGTCTGCCCTCATAAGTATCGGCGGCCACATCGGCGGCCGCGCGATCCTGCGCGCGCGTGCGAAGCGTGAACTCGTCTTGGCTGATCTTTTGGCCTCCCGGAGTCCGCTCGTCGCGCGGCTGTTGGTCTTGGAGGTTGCGGCGGCGCTCCGCGTCCGCCATGGCACGCTCCGCCGCCAGCCTGCGCTCGTACAAATCTGTAGCCTCTCTTTGGGTGATGGCCCCATCCATCCAGAGAGCGTTGATCTCTTCGAGGATGGCTCGCTCGCGCTCCATCCTCTGAGCCTCTTCGTCTCGTCCCTTCGCCCGCATCTCGGCCATGCGCACTTCGAATTCCAATGCTTCGCGGCGCCGAGCGTGGGCGCGCTCCTCTCGCTCTTGAGCCTCCTGCTTTTGCTTGGCGTCCTCCGCGTCGGCCTCCTCCTTCTTCTTTTTATCCTCGTCGATTTTTTTGGTGGCGGCCTCGAGTAATTCGGCTTCCCTCTCCAGCAGCTTGATCCACTCGATGTGCGCAGCGAGTTCCTCCGGTTTGGCTCCTCGATCGAGCTTGTTGCCAGCCAGTTCTCCTCGGCGGCGATCGAGGGCCTCGTCCACCCGGGCCGCATCCCCGCTCTCGATCACGTCCTTAAGCTCCGCGTTCCTGGCCGCGCGCCTCTTCTCCTCCTCATACTTCGTGAGAGTTTCCGCGTTCTCCAACGCGTTCGCCTCGCGGCGACGCTCGGCCGCTTCGGCGGCTTGCTCTTCGGCGGTGGCTGCCATCGCATTCCGTCGCCGCTCCATCTCCTCCTGAGAAATATTAGCGAGCGCCTTGCGGTACGTCTCCAGGGTCCTCACCTGCGCCTCCCAGCCTTCCCGAGTCCCATCCGGGATCTGCCATTTGTTCCACCAAGGCAAGCTATCCAGGGCCTTCAGATTCGATTGCATCAACTCGATTTCGCCGTTGATCCTTGCGAGGACCTGGCCGCGTCCCTCATCGCTCGACACGTTGCGCAGCAGTCCATTGATCTGTTGGTTTGCCTGATTGATGTGCTCGCCGATCTCGCCCACCGCTTCAGTGCCTCGGTCCATCTGGCTGCCGATCTCGTTGCCCAGTTCATAACTGGAGATCGCCGCTAGGCCCAAAGCCGCCGCTCCGGACATCCCGCCGCCCGCGCGGCCTGCCGCACCCGGAGCCAAGGCGCCTGGAGCGCGCGCCGCTGTATTGGCGGCCCAGGCGGCGGAGTTCGCTTGCACGGCGGCGGTCTCGGCTCTGACGGCCATTGTTTTTTTCACGATACCCAACGTCCAATTTGCCAAGGCGCCTGCCCATTGGCCGATCTTCCACCCCGCGTAGGCGAGGGCGGCGGCCCTGGCGGCTCGGGCCGCCGCGTTCACGTAATCGGCATGCTGCGCCAGCCATACCTTCCCTTCGAGCACGGCCTGGCGGAAGTCCATCCACGTCTGGAGCAAGTCCTTCAAGCCGCGCTTGAATTGGTCGCTGTTCATGGTCTCCTGCAAATCCATGTAACTGGCCTTCTGTTTTTCGAACAGATCGGCGGTCAGCGAGGCTGCTGTCTGCGTGAAGGCGTCTTCGATATTGGAGAGGCTCACCGTGTAGCTCTGCGCTCCGCGCCGGCCGGCCTCGGCGAAGGAGTCCATCCTTCCCTGTATGAACTCGAATAAAGTACCTTGCTGCTTCGCGTCCTCGACCTGCTTGCGTGTGATCTCGAGAATCCTCGCGGCCTGGGCGTCCTCATTGATGTTCCCCATCAAAATCGCGCGAGTCTCTTGGAGGATTTGCTCGTTCCGGATGCCCAGGCCGGCGAGTGTCTGGCTCATCGTGACGATGGTATTGACCTGCTGCTGGATGTTCATCCCCGAGGATGCCATCGCGCCGGCGGTGCCTTGGTAAGCCTGCACGAGCGACTCGAAGGTCGCGGGAGATTCTTTGGCCGCCTGCTTGAGCATTTCGATAGCACCAGCCGCCTCTTCGAGCGCGGCGTCAAAATCCTGGAATTTGCCGGTCTGATCGAACTGCTTCAGCACGGCGGCGATGCCGAGCTTGCTGGTCTCCAAAGTCGCGTTGAATTGGATGCCCTTATCGACCACCGAATCCATCATCTGCGGGATCGAGCGCAACCCCTGCGCGATCTGGGAGCCGATGTCAAAATTCAGCCCGGCCTTGATCTGCTCGAACACCGAGAAGATCTGCGTGCGCATGCGCTCGATCTCGGTCGCATCCGCGCGGGCGCGGATTAGGATGTCGGCGGTGGCGGCGTCGGGCATAGGCGGGCTGCGTAAGCAAGCACTTGGGCGGGCGTCCACTCAGCCATTGCCTGGGGAGCAATGCCGAGATGCACGCCCACTGTCAGGTAGGCATCTAGGAGGGCTTCGGCGCTTCCTCCGCGATGGCTCCCAGGAGCTTCGCCTGGCGCGCCATCGAGCGCCGGGCGAAGGATGATAAAAAATCCAGATTGAGCACCTCGCCGGCGGCGAGCACCTCCAGAGCGCTCTCGCGCGTGAGCGAATCCACCCACTCGGCATCGCACCCCGTGAAGAGCGCGATCGTCGCCGCCTCATCATCCACTACGCGCAGGTACTCGCGCATCTGCGAGAGCGCCAGCGCCTTTACTTCGATTTCTTCGGTTTTTCCGTCCTGGTAAAGAACCGGAAGGGGTTTGCGGGCGAGTATGGTATCGATCATAGGGGTTGCTGAGTTTAGGGTACTGAGAGCGATGTCACATCCATCTGCTCCATATTGTTTCCGGTGGTGGGCATGCCATTCATAGGGTTAAGGCGACCTCCGAGCTCGAATCTCTCCAAAGGCCGACATTGTGCCCGCAGAAAAAGTAGCACGTGCGACAAGATAATAGGTGGTCGTGGAGGACACCGTGATGCGAGCAGCAGACTTCGAGTGCGTCCAAGTGTCAGACAAGAGCGTCGTCATAAAGGGTGTGCTCACAAAATGACCGGTCGTCGTACTCAACGTCGCCGACGTTGCCCCGAAGCTCGATTCCTGCCGCGTACTTGTGGTGGATGTGCCTGCAAAGTAAACATCGTAGGTCACATCCCATCGGCCTGCGGGAAGCGAGATGCTCGTAACGTTAGCGGCCGTAGCCGTGGTTAAGGCCACCGCACTGCCCGAGTTGACGGTGGCAGACACCATGTTCCCGCCGAACGCCGGTGTGATAAGAATCTTGTTAGCGGCCACTACAACGCCAACGGCTGCTTCATCGCTCGACAGCCTGATGTTCGTATCATCAGTGCAAAAGATGTTGTTGCCATGAGTAAGGACTGCGCCTGTCGCATCGGACGACCAGAAGAAGTAGACGTTGCCAACGGTCAAATTGCTCATGTTAGTGACCGCCGTAGTACCCGTAATCTGCACCACATTACCGGCCACGCCGCTCAAGTCGATGGTGGCGCCCGACGCCACGCTTGTACCGCGTTGCGTGAGCGTCGATCCCGACAGCGTGAGGCTGCGCAATACCCCGTCCCCGGTCTTGCTAAAGCTCCACGTCTCAGCGTCGCCCGCGTCCAGATTAAGTCCCCGCACCTTTTGGGATGCGGTGAGATAAAAATTCTCTGTGCCAAAAAAATCGTTCACCCCCAGATTGCCCCAGGCCAATTTGGACGAACCGTCAGGACCGCTAAGCTCGCGATTCCCCCAGGCGACCGACGTCTCCCCTATCGAATCGTACAGTACCCGACCTGTAAAACTTGCCGATTCTAGCCCAGTTATAGGATCAATGACAAAAAAATTAGAAGGGCTGATGCTTAACAAAGTATTACCGTAAGACGTCTGAAAAATTAAAGCGGCGTCTCCTTTCGGCATAAGGACCATATCTATATCTGCCTGTGAGCCTCCCGGTCGAATCTGGACCTCATTTTCCGCGCCGTCCTCAAAAAAGATAAAATCGCCCGTGCCTTTGGCCGACGCCCGCCAATCCGCACTGGGGGACGTAGTCGCGGCACCGTAGGTGATGGTCGACCCCGCGCCCACGTCGGGCGCAAATACATTCGATTGGAGGGGCAGAGCCAGATCCGCAGACTGCTCGATCCAGGCCGCTCCGTCGTAGGTGTATGCTAGATGCCAGATTTGAGCCGAAACATTGTTGATGGCCCGAAGCACCGTCCCTCCGGAGCCGGAGCGGACATTGATGGTGGGGTTCGCCGACGCTTCCTTGTCCAGTCTCAAGAAAAATGTCGCTCCTTCGAAGGCTCCTGTGTTGTCGAGATCGATATTGTAAGTGTAGGTGCCGGCGCCGGCGTCGATGTCGTATCTGCGGACCTGTTCTTTGATGCCGACAGTCACGAGGTCGGTCGCGCCGGCCGTGATCGCTCCGGATGCCCACACCTGGCCACGCCCGATGTGAGATCCGGCATTACGGCCCTTGAGGAACCCGCCGCTGCCGACCTCCATGTCTCGGATGACCGAACCTCGGAATGGGGTTGTGCCATTACCGATCATGCCGAAGTTCGCCCCCGCGAGAGGTATGATATTAGCTCCCTCTCCCGAGCCTGGGGTTACGCCGATGAGGCCACCGCCGCCTCCATTATCGCCGATTTTTAACACGTTGCCCTCGCGATAGATGGTACTCCGGTCGTTTGTGGATGTCGGGCCTGAAATATCATCCAGGATTATTGCGGGGCCGCCCGGTACAGAGCCATCATGTTGGAGGATCAAGGTCTTATTGAGCATCAGGCCGGTCGCGCTCTCGGCGTCGGTCCTGATGGTGGGGGGTACGCTGCCAGTGCTCGCCAGTGTCAGCAGGGCCACGGTCTCTCGTTGCGGCCTCAATGCTCCAAAGATCGGCAGCGACTGCTTGAGTCGCCCCAAGAGCATGCCGTATCCAGAGGCAGAAGGATGAGTCCCGTCTGCCATCCATCCGGCTGCATTAGCAGCGGCATAGCTGATATAAGGAGTGTAACCGTCGAAGAAGCTCTCGTTATTGCTGATCGCCAGTCCTCTCAGGACAGCCCCCTGGGCTCGGCACGATGCCTCAGATAAGGAGATTGGGTTCGGTCCGATCCACAGCCAATCCGTGGAGACCCCGCTCGCTGTATTCATCCTCGAATAGAACGCCGGCATGTGTGCGCTGTACGTGGCAACGTCATCCGTGCCGAGCCACACCATCACGTCTGGCGCCACGGATGCCATGATTGGATTGAGCACCGCCGTGGGCACCGTGTTGAATTGCTCCACCGTCGTGTCCCCGCGCGTGATAGCGCCGTAGATTACTCCTCGCGAGGTGGAGTCTCTCGCCTCCATACCTATGATTTTGACGCTGCCAGTCAGCCCCACGATACCGACCCGCATATTCGCCCGCGTCACCGAACCGCTCGTCACCGAACCGCTCGTCGTACCATTGCTGGCCGATATATTGTCTCCGCCGATGCCTGAATCCGTCCACGCCCCGGCCCCGATCTTGTACTGAATCTTATAGGTCCCTCCGCCACTCTCGGCGACGACCATTGCCTTGATCGAATCAACCCCAATAATGTCCAGAGACCCAGGAGCGCACATGACGAATCGCTGGCCGCTGGTGACCGTATCGTACACGCCATTGACCCACGTCGAGAATTGCCCTGTCGACGTCGTTGAAGTGCCTGTCCCATCACCCGGGCTGCCGACAGTGTATCCTGCGATCCCGATCGTGTCGCGCAGTAGGGCATGCATATGCGAATAGAGATTTCCCGCCAGAGAATCGCCTGCCAGAATAATGCGCAACTGGCTCGTCGTCCCCGTCGCATTGAGCTTCGCCAGAGCTGCTCCCATCGGCGTGAGGCGCGAGTTATCCACTCCGCCGAAGTATCCGGTGCCTACAGGATCGACCATCGCCGCGTCCGTGCCGTCGCTCTCCTCCCAAAGTGACAGATTCGCCGTCTGGGTCGAGTGACCTTGGATGGTGCTTTGCACTTCATCTGCCGTGCCATCAATGATCTGTCCACGCGTATAGGTGTTACTGGTGCCGGTGCCTGGAATCGCGAGATTGATGCGCGCTCCGGCCGCGTCCGTGGCGCCGGTGCCGCCGCGTGCGACCGGGAGGCTACCCGTGGTCGCGTTGGCCAGGCCGGCTAGAGCGGTATTTGCGTTGGAGGGCGTCCAAAAGCCGGATTCGACTGCGTCGTCGCTGCCCAACCGGATGAGGGTCTGGGCCTGCGAGTGCGCCGTGAGGAGGATGCAGATAGAGATACAGATGCGCTTCATAGTTAGGAGACTCGGTAGAGCAGAGTGAGGGTGAGCCAGGCGCCGGGGGATGCGCTGCCTACGCTCTTGATTTTGGCTTGGATCAGAGCTCCGGCTCCCACGGCCAGTGGGGCTCCGAAGATGGTTTCTTGATACTTCGCGGCGGCCGCCAGCGTGGCGATCTTGCCTTGCTCGACGCCAGCTCCATTCACCAGGTCCACCGTCACCGCCGATCCGGTCGGCGCATCCTGGGCGCTCAGCATTGCGCCGATGATCTCAATGTCGTCGGTATGAGGCTTCCAGGCCCCGAAGATTTGCTCGTCGGTCAGCTCTCCGAAGAAGATCAGTTCTTTGTAAGATACGAGAGGCGCTATGAGCGAGTACCACCCGCGATCACCATTGGCGTCTGTGCCGTAATACTTGAGTTCGCCTGGCTCTTCGGCATCGCCCTCGAGCTGCACTTTTTCTGCCGTGACCTTGATCGATCGGCGGACCTTCGTGTCCAGAAAAGCTGGAGATGGGTCCGTCGCGCTCGCCTTGACGGCGCCGTTGGCGAGCGGGAGGGGGTGGAAACCCTTAGCCCCTGCGTTGTCCGTGCCGTAATACTTGTCGGCCCCGGGCACCTCGTCGTCGCCATCAAGCGTCAGGGTGCGATCGCCTCCCAGGTCTCCGCCTCCGGCGAGACTCCCCGAGGTCGCTACCTGACGATTGTCGTCCACCACGTCCACGCCTTGGCGCTGGAGGGCGCCCGTCGCATTCACCCCTGTGGTGCTGATTTGCAGGGCCGAGGCCGTGCCCTCTCCGTCCTCGATCGCGCGAAGTGTGGAGTCCACTCCGGCGTTCGCGTTCGAGACTTGCAGGAGATCCCGATACGTCGCCGAGGGCTTCCTTCCAGTCAGAGTCGCCATATCATGCTCCAGCTAATTCCCAATTTGCGGTGTTGAGTCCTTCCCAATTGGCGGCGTCCCAATCCTCCCAATTCCCGAGAGAGCCCATCGACAGATTCTCGGAAACGGAAATGACCGGCTCACCGACGGAGAAGGCAAAGTGAGACTCCACGCTGCGTCCGTAACGCAGAGGCGTCACCGCTCGCAGGATCGCTGAATCCCATGTGATGGTAATCACACCATCGCCGGTCTCTTCGGCGAGCATCAGCGCAGCCTCGATTGGCAGACTCTTGCGCAGGCCGTGCGCGTACTCTGCCGCGCGGAGTTCGTTCGCGAATTCGCGCACAACTTTGAAGCTCCGGATCTCGCGTTTGTTCCCGCGCGCAAATTCTTCGGCCCATGCTCCTCGTATATATTCGGCCGCCTGCGAGGCTCCCTGCCCATCGATCGTGATGAGCCCGCAGCTCTCGGATTCGAGGGAGCCTGTCAACTGGTGAGCTCCGAATTGGGCGATCATGGCTTAGGCTTACACCTCGAATGAATCGCGAGCCTCGTCCGCGATGGATGGCTGAGGCGACGCGGCCAAGGCCGAGGCGAGCGCCGCGCGGTCTGCGGCACTTGGGCGGATTCCGGCGCTCTGCTTGACCCGGATGACGGCCAGCGCCAGGACGGCGCCAGAGTGAGGAGCCTCGGCAATAGCTCGTTCCAGCGCGGCTGCGGCGAGCTCCCGGATCGCGATGATCCCACGAGATCGCTCGTCCAAGGCGTTGAGTAGGTCTTGCGCGTTCATACCGATGTCAGTAGGAACAGCGGGTCAGGCACTCCTGCCGAGAAGGTGCGCGTCGCCTTCCATTCCAGTTCTCCCATGCGGTCCTGTTTCGAGGAAAATTGCTGCGGCCCTCCTTTGAGAGCCGCTCCGTAGATGACCACGCGACGGTCGCTTTGGGCGCCCGTAATCAAGAGATCGCCGCCCCGCAGCGACCGGCCCCGGAAAGCTCCGGCGCCTTGGAGTAGAAGCTTCGCCATGAGTTCGCTTTCCGAGACATTCTGGGGAGCGAATTTGGCTGAGGCGCTCACGCCCGCGAGCCGTCGTGACAAGATGCCCATGGCATCCGTCTCGATCGCCTCAAGCTGGAGATCGAAGTCCACGCTGATCGGCCCCTTCGGTGCCATGGCTTCCCAGGCTCCTCCCTCTCCCTCCCATTGCGCAGTCCAAGGTTCGGTCACGATCGCCGCCGGATCGAAAGAGGTGTCGGTATTCGCCGCATCAGCAATTGTCCACACGGCATTCGCCGTGTCCCAGTCCGTGTTGTTCAACGGGAACGCCTCGAACTCGACTTCTTCGATCGCCGTCCTTGTCGTCGAGAGCCGAAGCCCTGGCATTTTTGTCACCGCCGCGTTGTGCAGCGTCACCACGCGGCCGGCGAAGGTATGAATCACCAGCGGAGTGTTCTGGATGAGACGCAGCGTCCCGGTCCCAGCATCGGTGATGTCGACCGCATTAGTGCCGGCCAGTGCATGAGCCTCGGTAAGATGGAGCTTGATCGTGTTTGCATCCGGGGCGGAGACAAAGTAGGTGGTCGCCGCGCCGAGACCGGCGGGAAGAGTCCCGGTCGTCCCGAGGCGCACTCCCGTCCCCACCACAATACCGTGCGCCGCGATGGTGATGGTATCGGCCGCCGCCGTCACGGCCGAAGCCGTATAGATGGGCGTGATGAGCGATCCGAGAAGAGAGGCTCCATAGGGGTGCAGGATCGCATCTTGCGCCGAGGTGAAGACACCCGCCGGCGTGAACCTCACTTTCAGCATGCGGTCCTTCGTGCGTTCATCGACCTCGCGGAATCGATCGACCTCGATCGCGAAGGTTTCCAGAGACGAATCCAGAATGATGTCTCCTTGACTATAGAAAGTCTGCCCTCGGTACTTGACCAGCGCCGGACCTCCTAAGATTTGCGTTACGTTTACGGCCATTGGTGTTTCTCAGTTGTGGTTTTTTACGTGATGGTCTGAGCGGCTCCGTCGCTGCCCTGTAGACCGGGCTTGTAGGCGGCGGCCCGGACTGTTGTGCCGGATGTCACCGCGAAAGGGATGGTGTATTCAGTCGACTCTGCGTTGCCCGCGTAGGGGAACGATCCATCGAGGGTGTAATAAATCGTGGCGCCTGCCGTGAGCGTGGTGATGGTGACGTCCGCCGGCGTGCCGGCGATCACAGGCTTGGCCGCCTTGGCCACCTGATCGAGCCCGTTGCGAGCGTGCAAGATGATGTCGTAGCCTACCGTGCCATCCGGTACTTCGGTGGGCGTCATGGCGTCCTTCTCCGCATACAGGCATTGCGGACGGCGCGGAGACCAATGATGCAGCGTGCGCAGTACCTCCAAGCCCAGCCTCTCGGCGGTCTTCTGCGTACCGCCCGCCTCTCGGTTAACGAGAGGATTTTCGAGAACTCGGATGGTGTAAGCCACCTCCAAGAGAGGCCCGGGAGAATCGGAATCGATTGCGTCCACGTCAGGCATCAGCACAATCACGCAGGCCCCAGGCAGCTTGCCGGCCTGGGAGGCGAATACAGTGAGCGCCGTCTCCACATCGCTCTCTACGACCCCCTTGGCTTGCGACAGCACGATCACGTCGCTGAACGCTTCAGCGGCCAGCAGGCGTCCGTAAATATCAGCCTGCGCGCGATCCAGGAAATCGGTGTTCATGGCCCTTCCCCTCCTCGCGCTTGCTCGGCCGCCCACCGTAGATTCATGGCCATTTCCTCCGCCATCTCGGGAGTCATCGCGAATCTCATCGCCTGCCCTTCGTGGAGAGCAAGCTCCATCCACACCTCTTCGCTGGGAGCGTCGAGATCCACAATCGCCTGCCTCACATGAAATATGGGACTGGCACTCATGACGAGCCTCCTTGCAGTCGAGAAATCTCCCGCTGCAAATATCGGGCGGCCGCGACATTGACAGTGGTCACGACCTCGGCAGAAGGCAGCACGGCACGCGGGTCCTTCTGAACCGCCACGCGAGGCACGAGGAGGTAGTGGGCACGGATCGCCTTGCCCTCCCGTTTGGCCAGGATCGCGAACCGCCGGCCGCTGCGGGGCTTTAATAGGAAGAGTTCCCGGCGGTCATTGCGGGCGCGCGGGCTCTTGCCGTAAGCCTCGGGCCGCAGCGGTATCGAGAGGTACTTGCCGCGCTTGGGCAAGATCTCTCCGCCGCGAGCTTTCAGCGCGATGGCGGCGCTGCTGATCCGGATGAGCGCCGTATTATCTGTGATCTGGTCGAGCCGGGTCCTATCGAATCCTTCCTTCTTCCAAAAATTCTGCTTCGGCCAATTCTTTTTGTTCGGTTCGCGGTTGCGGGCCAGGAAGAGATCTCGCTGAGCAACCTCGACGGCCTTGCCTACCTCGGCCATCAATCCGCGCGGGCGTGAGACCTGGCGATGCAGGGCGGACAGGAATGGGGTGGCGGCATCGCGGATAACCGTGCTCATTGACTTTCCTCGCGGTTAAGAGCACATTTTCTTTTATGGAAGAACCGACTGAATCGATGGCCCGGCTGGACCGGGCTATTGCCGCGATGGAACGGCCTCCTCACTCTGGGAGCGAGGAGATTGACGGAGAGGTCAACGATTGCGTCGATATTGGTCCGGACGGTACGCTTACCATCCACGCAGGTATTGACCTGGCTGACGCTCCTTAAGTTCACGGCAGCCATCCTTTTTTCTTGAAGAGCTTTTCAATCGCGTCCGCGATCGGGGCGAAGTCGTCATCGCGCCATACCCCACGCCATTGCTGGTCCACGCCCACCCAATCTGGGCGCATTTTCTGAAGCTCCGAGGTCAACTGGAGATCTTTCCTCGCCAACCATTGCGCGTAGGAGCGTGCCCAGCATTCGTGGCACTTTCGGTGATACGGGCTCGTCAAGTCCTTAAACCCCTGGGATGCCCGGACGGCGTCCCTCCATTCCTGGAAGTCGGCGTGGTATTCCGATGCGAACTTGCCCACATCCTCTCTTGGAGTGAAATCCTTCAAGTCTCCGGTGAGGCCCGTGGTAGGTACATGGAATCCTCGATGATCTAAGAAGTGGCCGACTTCGTGCGCCATCGTCATGCGAGGATGATGGCTCTTTGGTTTCACGGCGATGTACTGGCCTTCCGTGTCAGTCGAATAGTAGGAGCCCACAGCATTGGGCGATGTCGTCGTTATAACGGAGATTTTATTGAGGTTCCCATCGTCGTGCGTGCGATCGATTAAATTGAGAGTATGGCGCACCATGTGGCGTATCGAATCGGGAGTGCTCGATGTGTCGACCGCCGACCCGACAGATGATTTTGGCTCCCAGGCCGGTGCAGGTGCGGGCTCAGGTGCAGGTGCGGGCTCAGGTGCAGGTGCGGGCTCAGGTGCAGGTGCGGGCTCAGGTGCAGGTGCGGGCGCCGCGCTCCCCTTCCACCGGATCTGGTCTTTGACGATCTCTATCTGATGACCGAACTGGTCCTTGAGGCGGTCTCTCAGATCAGGAGAAATCCCGCGCAGGGATGCCTCAAGAGAGGCATTGAAATCCTTATCAATCGGCTTGATGATCTCGCCGGGCTTCAGGAGCGCATAGCGCTCGGCGTCGGCCCGCGACACGTCTCGCACGCCCATGCCGCTTTGGAAATCGAATGGAGGCCATGGCACCCCGAACCGGGACAGCTTCGCCCATACCGGATCAGTCTTGAGGGCGATCCATTTACCTTCGCTCGGCGACGGCCCTCCAGCTTCTGCCCACCGGCGCGCCCAATCGCGTGGCACCTGGCGGTCTTCGAGCCGCAGCAGTTCCTGCGCAGGGTAGGCATCCAGCACGTCTTCGTCCTGGTCCATCTTCCAACCGGCGTAGCCTTCGGCCTGTTTGGCATTGATGTCGAAGATCAGCCCGAGCCGGCGACGCGAGGAAAGATCGAGCAGCCCTCCTTCATCTCCGTCCCCCGGAGCGTAGCCGGACGCCTCGAGTTCGTCCTTGAGATCGGCGATGAATGATTCGCGGTCGACCAAGGCCTCGCCTCGCGCCACCTTCTCGCGCGAGAGCGATAGATGCTTGTCGAGCTTGCCCTTCATCATCGACAGAAGCCGGGCATCCTCGACGCGGGACGAAAAAAACGCCCGCTGCCGGAGGGCCGTCGGCAGTTGAGCCCATTCCTCAGTCCTCAGCTTGCTGCCAATCGGAGTCCTCGCCCCGATCTGCCGGACCGCTTCCGCGAACGGTTCCGCCTTGCTCAGATCGATCATGTTTGCGATCACCCGCGTCTTGCGGTGGATTCGCGCGAGTCGTCCCGGCTTCATCTTGGGCGCGGCCTTCCTCCGCCGCATGTTGCCGCGCCCATGAGGCGAGCATTCGGGCGATCCTGCGAGATTGGTGGTGGCTCATGCACGGCTAGATCCCGTCTGTGGATTCCGCTCCAAACTGGAGTGGCGGCGAGGTGATGGCCGGGCGTTGGTGAGGCCGGGCTTCCTCGGATTCTTGCTCGGGAGGCTCGATCGAGAATTGGCACTTGGCCACGTCCTTGAGCGTCTCCACCGCATCCTCGTAGAGCTTGCGCCGTTCCTCCGTCATCTTGTACCCGGGCAGTCGCGTTGACAGGCTGTACCTCAGCACCACCAGCGCCACGTCTTCGAGTTCGTCCGGGATCGTGCCCGGCGGTCCCAGCTTGTTCTGCGCGCAGGCCCCTACCCGCGCGCGAATATGGCGCGTGGCCGCCGCGATCTCCTCGGCGAGCATCGTGTCCGCATTCTGGCCGGAGCCGAGCGCGGCGGTCTTGATCGCCGTCCACTCGGCACCAGCCCACTTGCGGCGGATGTCTGCCTCGGTGATCGCGGTCCAGGCCATGATAGGGGTACCAACGCGGGCCTGCGTCTAGTCTTTGCCGATCGTCCAATGGATCGAGGTCACCGTCAGGACGTTGGTGGCCGCGTTGTTGATGCTCTGGAGCCGCAGATACCTGGCGTTGTTGAGACTCGTCGATGCGTAGGGCGATAGGTTCACGAAGCCTCTTACCGAAGTCGTCCCGGTGGCCGGCACGGTGGCCGTAATGGGCGCGGTAGTCGTCCAGGTCGTGCCGTCTCGGGAGAGCCCGAACTGAAACGTCACGTTGCCTGTCGAGGCTCCGTCAGTGACAAACGTCGGCCAGATTCCGATGCCTTTTCCCGGCGCGAGCGGCACGGCATCCGACGTCACGGTGGCCGTCGTCGAGGCGGCCACCTGATTGGTCGAGAGCGTCGTGAACGAACCGATGCGGTACGGCGAATCTAATGTGGGCGCCGGGGCTTGGGCCATTAGGCTCAGGAGATCCAGGCCGGCGAGCGCAAAAAGCGTGAGAGCGGCCAGGACGAGCATGTTTTCATGTTTTCTAATCATGAGTTCCTTTGGTGATGGGGTTCTGAGTGGATTGATTAGGCCGTGACGTTGAGGCGGCGGACCGCTTGGGTGTTGGTCACCTTCACGTCCTCGGACCAGTCGAACTTCGCGAACTCGACCCGGCCGTCGGTCGACGTGTAGCTGCCGGGGACCATCCAGCGTCCCATGAGTCTGAACGTCTTCATAAAGCTGGGATCGCGGCGGGTCGGATCAGGCTTGGTGGCGAAGACGAGGATCGATGCGTCGAATAGGAAGTTGATTTCTTCGGCTTTGCCTTCGGGCGCGGCGTCGAAGACCATCAGGCTCACTCGGCATTCGGGCTCCGCGATCAGCAGCGTGCTGAAATCGCCCAAGGACGGCACGGCCACCTTTTTTGCCGCCGGGTTGTATCGGTCGCGCACCTTGGCCGAGTTCTTCGTCCGGCGCCAGGCGGTGGCGCCGAAGAGAACGCGCACGCCCATCAGAGATCCGTACTTGGCGGCTTTGATGACTTCGAGGATCGATGCGTCGATGCCGTCGACGATATCTTCCGCCACGGAAATGTCCGTGCCGGCACCTGCGGCGGCCGCCGCCTTGTCGATCACGTCCTTTTCGTGCACCAGCCCGGCCACTTCGGCGGTCGCCGTCGCTCCCTCTCGGAGCCGGTTTTCGAGCTGCGCCTCATTGAGAAGCTCCAGGTTGTCCACCGGATAGTCGAGTGCGTGCGGTTCGCAGTTGAACGTAGCATCGCCCACGTCGAACGTGAGCACGGTGGCCTGGCCGCCGATAGGCCGACGCGTGTTCGGGAGGCGAAACCGGTGCTTCTCGTCGTAAATCTTGTACTTGCCGGTGGTGGTCGGGACATCGACGCTGGGGGCGATGAAGGCCGCCACCGGCTGAATGGCGCTTTGGGCCGCTCCTTGCGCGTACTCGCGCAAGGTGGGGTTGCTGCTGACCGCCTGAAGGCGGGCGTTGGCGATCGCTTGTGAATTGTGGTTTTTGATCGCGCCGGAGCCCCGGAGCGGACGGGTTGCAATAGTAGTCATGGTGATGGTGATTTGGCTAGATGGTGATTGGAGTGGGGTTTAGACGACGACGACCTGGCCTTCGACGTGAGGCGTCATGAGGACTAATTGACCCGCCACGCCGGCCTCTTCGGCCTTGGCGAACACGTAGTAGGTGTCCGCGACCGCGCCGAGGGCGGCTACTTTGCCGTCGTGGGTGCCATCCGGACCGGCTAGGGTCATCCGATCGCCAGGATTGCAGGTGCCGAGCAGGATGGCGCGGAACTGCGGCACTGCGGTGATGCGGCGGGCCGTGACGAGTTCGCCGTCGGCTCCCCCATCAATCAGCACATACGGGCACTGATCGGCCACATCGTCCGGGAGCTTAAGCTCCGGCTTGCCGGCATCGTGAGTGAGGCGGACTACGCGGCCCTCCATGTTCGTGAGGTTTTCCCCCGCCAAGGCGCGGAGGTCCGGGCCGGGGTTGACGTTGCTTTGAGTTGCGGTGTTGCCCATTGGTATCTTTCAGTTGGGGGTTGCTTTCAGGTTTGTCTATTTGCGGCCAATCTCGGCCTCCGCGCGCAGCCAGGCTTGGTCGAAGGTGATGCCTTTCGAGGCTGCCTGGATTTCAGTCGCCCGGTTGCGGATAGCCGAGGCGCGCTGCTCATCTTCCGCTGTCGACGTGCCCACGGGGCGATGAGGAGCGGAGGCCGGAGCGCGATTGGTCAGCGGCACGGCGCCGGACGTCTGGCCGGACTTGCTTTCGAGCAAGGGCAGCGTGGCAGCGCGATCGTCCAGAAGCGCGTCGCGCCAGGTCTGGCGCTCGGCCTCATTGGTGATGCCGGCGTCGTCGAGATCCCGCTCGACTTGCGCATTGAGCAGCGCGCCGCGCTCCTCTTGCAGCCGGTTGATGAGTGCTTCGTTCTCGTCTTCGGCGTCAATGAGGTCGGAGATGACCTCCTCAACCTCCTCGGGAGTTGCTCCGGGATCGAGTCCCAAGCTCTCCAACAAGGCGGCATCCGATTCTTCTAGTTGCATATGATGTTCCTCTTTTGTTGTTGGTGTTGGCCGGCTCGCGCCGGTTAAAACTCGGCCGCTTCCCTCCTGAGCCGGCGCAGCGTCCTGGCCATGCCGGTCCTGGCTTTCATGCGCTCCGGGTCGCCTCCGGAGCGCCGAGCATTGTTCTTTTCAAGCGCTGACTGCCTCTTTCGTTTGGCGGCTGCCGCCGTTGCCGTGGCGCTGCGCTTGCGGCTCTTGGACATCGCCGCGTCGACCTTGGCCGCGCGGCTGCGCACTTGGCCGATCCGCCGATCGGCACGCCCCGATAGATTCGGGCGGCCCATCAGTTTCTCGGCTTGGCCGATCGATGCCACGCGGGCCTTGAGCTTGGCTCCGATCCGCGCGGCCTGCGCTTCCTTGGCCATCATCGACTTGCGCTTTGCCCGGCGCTTGGCTTTGGCCTCGGGCTTCCGAGGTCCTCCGCCTCCGCTCCCCCGGCGTGTCAGCCACCCTTTGCGGGCTCCCTCGGAGGTGCCGGCATTGGAAAATAGAGCGCTGTTTGCCACGGCCGCGATGGCCGTCATGTTCGGCAAATTCGTCAAGCCGGCATCGTGCAGCTTAAGGGGCCGGATGCGGTCGCGTCCTAGGTTCTCGACATCCGCCGGCATCCATACCGGTGACAAGTATCGATACTTGCCGCCTTCCACCGCGCTGCGCCCGTCATTGCTCCACCGCACGCGGCCCCACAATCCGTCGCTTCGCCCCTGCACTTCGGTGATCCACCCGGCTGCCGGAGCTTCTTTCCGGTCGCGATCGTGCGAAGAGTGCTCAAAGTCGACCAGGGCTTCGCCCCGAAAATTGGCCACCATGTTGGCGACCGCCGCGTCGTCGACCACCTGCACGTAACGCTTCTTGCTCCCGTTCTCCTCGATCATCACCGGCCACTCTCCCTTCGGAGCGATTTGCACGAACCCGTCCGTAGGCATCTCCCACTTGTCGCCCGTGCCACGGTTGGTGATAGGGATGCAGGACGAGGAGTGGTTCAGGATCGCGGATTTTAGGAGGGTTACTCTTTCACCCATATGCGTTGCAATTCGTTGCAAGGGGGGGTACAGCGCGTTTTCGCGCCCGGAGAGGGTCAAGACAGCGGAGGGGGGGGTGTTCGGGGTCATTTAGGGTTCCTGTGTTGGTGGTGCTTGCGAAGGGCCTGGCGGGCTCCATCAATCGCGGCCTGGCCCATGCCGGTCTCCAGGGCGCTCCGGAACTCGGATTCCTCCATCGCGCCAAAGACCTCGGGGATGCGGTCCCTCGCCGCCTCCAGAGCATTGAGCCATTCGGCATCGCTGATGCCGCCCCCGCGCTCTTCGAGATCCGTGATGATTCCACGGAGCGGGGCCAGCCATCCGGAGGGTATCCCGATCTCCCGTGCCGCGCGGTTGAGCACGGCATTGGCATAGGCCTCCTCGGCATCCTCTTGCCCGGCTACCTCATCTCCGAACTCGTACCCCGTCTTCTCGGCGAGTTGAGCGCGCGTGACGAAGTAGCCCGCGTTTGCGAGCTTGGTGGTGTGGTCGACAATTGCGCCGGTGTCAGTTTCTTCCGCGAAGGCCATTTCGAAGTAAGCCAGGCGTGGATTCCCGGGGAATTTGGCGTCCAGCACGCGGCGGTCGAACGTCCGGCACAGGAGCCGGGAGATGGATTTGGCCTCGCTCTGCGCGAGGTCTCGGAACGCATCTTCATGCGCGGGAGTCGCTCCCTGGCCGATCCCTGTCGCGGCCGTCAGCATCGTCAGCTTGCCGCCCGTGCCGGCCAAGATCAGCTTTTCCGAAAGATGATCGAGCCTCTCCCTGAATGGAGCATTGGCCCTGGGCGCATCCGCGCACTTGGCGTCGCTGCCATTCGGTAGCGCTCCGCTCCCGCCCTTGGCCACATTCTCGGCCGCCGCCTGATAATCGGCTTCCTGGCCGACCGGGATGTCCGGCGGCATGATGATGATCCAGCCAGGAATGCCGTAGATCTCGATGAAGGCGTCCCAATCCTTATCTGATAGATTCGTGCGGATGTACTTGATGAGGGCAATGCGGTCGACGTACCGGGCGCGCTCGCGCACGATCCAGGTTTCGGGGTCGATGTCCCATTCCGGACCGAGACTCGAAAATGTCCGTTGGCCGGCGTCGGGATTGTAACGCCAGCCTCCGCGCAGGCCGTCCCTCACCATGTTCCACTGATCGACGGGGCGCAGCTCGATGATGTCGCCGGCTCCATCCGGGATCATCTCCAGGTGGGAGCATCCCCGGAAGGTCGCCATGCCGAGATGAGCGATGGCTCCATTATCGTCATCCAAATTCTCGATCCGCTCGTAGGCGGCGCGGAGCGCGGCGGCCTGATCCTCGGCAAGCTTCCGGTCAAAAGCCGCGTGGTCCTCTCCGACGATTTTGATATCCCAATCCATCTTGCAGAGCGCCGAGATGCGGCGCTCAACAAGAGCGAGCAGGTCGGGGTCGGTCTGCTCGATGAAGAAAAACGTCCATTGCAGGTCGGCCATGTCGCCTCGCTGGTAGGATTCGAGGAGGGAAATGGCCCGGGAGATCGTCAGGCCGCGCAGTGGGTTGTACTGCTCGCGCCAAGCGTTGAGCGCATTGATCCGCGCACTAATCGTCACCTCGGCCCCAGGCGCCAGCGTCAACGGCTTGTGGCCATTGCGTCCAGCGTTGAGGATCGAATGGAATCCGGCTTTCATCACGCTTCGACCCTCCTTTCGCGGCGCGCTTGGCTCCGGTCCCCGCCGCGCTCGAAGGCGCGCGGCTCAAATGTCGCCACTGGTCCGCTCGACGCCTCGACCATCAAAGCTTTTGCCCAGAAATGGTCCGCGTGATTGGCGGCATCGTTGATGGCCGCGATTGAGACCCGACCGCCGGGCGTGACGACCTTCTCCGGCCTGCGCAGGTCGTCGCGCATGTCGAGGTCGCACGGATACTTGATCCGCTTGTCTTGGTGCCGCGCCAAGAGTTCGGTAGCCATTGCCTCCGTCACGCGGACGGTGGGGGCCTTGCGGCCTTCGGCCTGGATGCGGCGAGTCGCCGGCACCGAGGTTCCAAAGTGAATGCCGACCACACGGGTGCCGTGCTTCAATTGAGTGTACTCGAAGAGGCCGAGGCCGAGGCCCGTCATATCAATGCACATCCGGCGCAGTCGCGGATTGGCCAGGGCCTGATCGAGCCGGGCCTGTTGCTGGGGCAAGCTGATGTCTCTCATCCTCAGCGTGGCTCGTTCGTAGATGATCCCTCCTCCGGCTTCCTCGCCGATCGATACGACGGATAGATTGCGAATCCTGGCCACGTCCACTCCCGCCCACAGCGTGCCTTGGCACCGGTGGAGTCGGGCGAGGGCCGTGGGCGTCCAATCCTGTTCGCAGATTACGCCGCATAGGTTATCCGTCGCATCGTTGATGAGATCGGATGTCAGCAGCGCACTGTTCTCGTCCGCGAAAGCGCATTCATAGTTTTGGTCATAGGCGCGCTTGTCGAGCGCCTGCTCCCGCGCCTCGTCTGGCGTGATAGGCTGGCGAGTCCTCTGATCGTAAATCTTGACCCCTTGCCGCCACGCCTCAGTCCGCGTCACCCTTGAAACGGCGAACGTCCCGGAAGTCGCCATTTCGTAAAACATGTTATGCCGGCCGTTCCCGGTGCTCGCGATCCGGCAGAGGAAGTCCGGGTGCGAGGAAAGGATTGGTTCGGCAGCCTCCCAGATCGCTCTGCTGTCCTCATGAAACGCGAACTCATCGAGGATCAGATCGCCAGAAAAGCCGCGCGCCGTGCGAGGATTGGCCGCCAGCACCTTGATGCGCGATGTGAACTCTCCCAACCTGATGCGCACCTCGAATCGCATCGCATCGTATTCCACCGGCGATTCACGAAGTTTTTCGCAAGAGTCGATGGCTTGGTCTCCATCCGACATCTCGATCGCATGATCGAGTTGGCGCAGCACCTCCGCCGCCTTCACGGCGAACTCTGCGCCGTTGTCCTTGCTGTTGCTCAGCACAGTCACCAACCGTCCCGGCCGCGTCAGGCATCGATCGACCGCCCACGCCGCCAGCACGGTGCTCTTCCCGATCTGGCGTGACCAATGCAGGATTTGCACGCCGGTTCTTCGGTCGGCAAAGATCGGCCTCTGGAATGGGCGAAGCTGGATAATCGCCTTCTTCACTCTGGGGCCTCCCCGAACAATGTCTCCCGCGCCCTCCGAAGCCTTTCTTGCGCATCGATCGAGCGATCGCCCGCAATCGCCTTGAGGGCTGCCGCATGTTCCAGCGCCGCCTTCGCCGCGCTGAACTCGTACTTCTCCCGCTTCAGCCGTAGATCCTCGCCCTTCAGCGTTTGCCCCTTTTGCTCCAGCAAGAGCTTCACGAGGTGATACAATTCCGCCGGCTTCACCCCCGGTGCGGAAGCCAGGGTGAATGACAATTCGCGCACCTGAGCCATGATCGCCTCGTCCGTAATCTGCGATCCTGCCTCCACCGCCTCCTCGACCTTCTGTGCCATCGTCACCGCCCGCGATCGCCGCATGAGCAGTTCCCGCGCACAGTAAGATTCCCAAAATCGCGACAGCGCAGAAACGGAGGTGCTTATAGAAAATTCCTTCTCCACCAGAGTCCGCACGCGCGCGTAGGAAAGTCCGCACAGCAACCAGTCGCACAGAGCGGCCTTCTGATCCTCGGCCAAGGCATCGAGCGTGCTGTCGGATCGTGGCTTTCTCATGATTATCCATTCCGGCGCTCCGCGACTTCCCCGCACCCCTTCATTGTGATCTTCCACTTCACGGTCTTGGTGAGCCGATCCGTGATGCCCACCACCAGGCCCTGCGCTTCCAGGTTGCGCAATTCGCGCTCCAGCTCAGACAAGGTGAGCGTCGGGCCTCCGAACGCCGCGACATCCAGCCGCATGGCTTCATCGGTCAGCATCCGAGGGCTCACCGCATCCAGAGCAATCAATATGGCTACGGCCGCCGTCATCGTTTTTCGATCACTCCCGCAATCCGGTGCACCTGCGCCGTGAGGTCCCGCAGCTGCGCTTCCACGAGCTGGGCGTGGGACTCCATGCGCGAATGGATCTTGCCCGCGCGCTCCTCTCCGGCTCGCAACAAATTGATGTACTGCTCGTGGCTTTCTTCGCGAATCTTCTCGACCTTCGCTTCGAGGTCGTCGAGCCGGCTATTGGTCTCCGCCTTCCCCGCGAATTGCTCGTGGAGAGGAGGCTGGCTCTTGAAGGCCGTGATGATCTTCACGATCGAGGCCACCCCGGCCGCCACGGCGAAAAACACGATCACCCATTGCCCCATCTGCAGTTCGCTTACGGCTTGAATGCTCATCATAGAATCACTCGCTGAGGCAGCACCGGGAGCCGGATGAACCGCTTGATGATTGAGAAGGCTCGGCACTTCCGGTAGCATCCGTCGCCGTCGCGTCCCCCGTCCGGCCCTGTATTGCCCTCCACGGTCACGACTGATAGTCGTCCTCCGTAACTCTCAACGATCCCGATATGTGAAAAAATGAAGACCGCCAGGTCCCCCGCTTGCGGCCGGTAGACCTGATCGCGGGGACTGAAAGTCAGCGCCCCTACATCCTCGCGCGCCGCCCATGGCAGGTAGTCCGCCACCGCCGAAAATCGCGGCGGCACTGGAAACGAGAGAGCGTCCATCCGCCGGTCCGCTTCCTGCACGCACCAACTCACGAATGCCGCGCACCACGGCTCGCGGTTTCTCATGCCGGCCTTATAGGTCGTCGCGTCCCAATACTTTTGCAGTTCGGGCGCCATGTTGCGCGACTTCTCGCGCACCCCTACTTGCGTCGCGGCCACCTCAGCGATCACCGCTTGCGGTATGACGTGGCTTAGCATGCTTGGCCCCGATTTCATCTCGAAGCCTCCAGAATCGCGTAATACATCTGCGCCAACTCCCTCGCCGTCATGCTGATCTTGATGCCGTCCAACCGCTTCAGGTCGTCGCGTGTCAACGTCGGCGGATCAGCCAGGCGGAGCCTCCGGATTTTCTGATTCACCCGCAGAGATTCCTTCGCCATCACTTCTATGACGAATTGCTCCAGAGATGCGATTTCGCTGCTCTCCAATATCCGGAACGCGATGGGATTTGCGGAGGCTGGATCAGCTCCCTCCGGATCATAAGTCCGTCGAGCTTCCTCATGCTCCACTCCGCTATTCATATGGCTCTCCCAAAATCGTCTTCGATCCCCATGCAGTCCCGATAGATCAACTCGAACGTCTCATCGCGCTGCGCTCCTAGGTAATAGCCGGAATGTCCGACTTTGGCCGGAAACCACCGCGTGAATATCCTCCCCGTTTCGATCCGGTCTTCACCTAACGTCCAACCCGTGAATCCCGCATTGCCATACGGCCATATCAGAGGGCTCTTCACCGCGAGGTCCCCTGTGTTCGCGTAGCACACGGCGCGCCTCAAGAATCCCGATTGCATCAGCGTCAGAATGCCGTTCTTGGAGACGTCCTGTTCGCACGCCCCTCCGATGCAGACCACAGCCTCGATATGCACGCCTTGCCGCGCCAAGTGGCGGGCCATCTTCAGGATGATGTCGGCTCCGTTGGAGTGCCCCACCAACGCGGGCCGCGCCCCCAGCCGCAGCAAGGGTTCGAGCCGGGCCGCTGCCTCCCTCGCGATCTGGTAATTCTTCACCCATACATTCCACGCCGGGAAAGGGCCTCCGAAATAGCGAGCCTTCTCCACCGCCACCCCATTGTGACGCCCATGAATGTACGCCTCAAAATGATCGTTCCACGCCGGCGATGTCTTCCGGGTCAAGATCCCGTGCGCCGCGAAAATCACCAGATCGGAATCCTTCACAGCGCCGCCCACATTGCCAAAAACAGGAGCGCGACGATCCGGTTGCCCTCCCGCTCCGCGTCCGCAAGGCCACATCGATAAGACCTGCGGACGCGGCGCGGGCTTTCCGGTGTGTGCTCGGCTAGATTTGGTGTGCCAGCAGCGGATATATTGGTGGAGAGCTTCCTTTGCACGGGCAGCACTCTGCCACCACCTCCCGCCGTATAGTTAGGCTCCTATTGCTCGAGTGGCTTCGGTGGGGGGATTTTTTCTGGCGCCTTGTCCGTCTCTGCTGGTTCCTCTAGGGCCTCCCGCGATTCATTGCAGCGCTGGATCGTCGGCCCTCACCACATAGATTTTTCCCGCCGCCGCCTCGGGAACCCATACCCGCGTGTTAAACTGATATTCCAGGATTTGCACCCCCCGCCGCGTCGTCCCGTCGTCAAAGAGGTGCGCGTCATCATGGGTCACCACTTCCCCCATAGGCCGCCTCCTCTGGCTCGCCGTATCCGACGCTATGTACAGTTTGACTCCCGGCTTCAGCCGCCCAGAAGCGGACGCCCATTCAGAGCGCGGAGTAGACTTTGAAACGGGACCGAGAGCGGACGAGGTGGGGAGGAATTGATACCCAAATTCTTGGTGGAAAAAAACAATAAGCGCCAGTATCGCGATTGCGCATAGAGGTCCCGTGAACATCAACTTTCGCTGTTCAGCGGTCGCCAGCGCTGCCGCCCCGTAAATTAAGGCTGTCAGTAGAGGCCCGAGCCAAATGAGGGCCAAGTAACTCAAAGCCAAAATAATCAGGCCGAGCAATCCACAGAGTATGGCTTTAGCTGTTCTCATTTTCTATCTCCTCATTTTTCTCACAATACTATCGACTGGGTACATCCACCTGAGTTGGCGGCGGTGTATCGTGATCGTCCGGTAATCTGGATTGGACGATATTAACTCTAGCGTATCGAATGTGCCCCCCGGCGTGTTGAGACGCTTGCAGACCACTCCAAGCTCCTCAATTACCGCCACCACCAAATCCCCATTTCGAGCCGGAATGCTCGGAAGAAGAACGGCTATGTCCCCTTCTCGTATTTCTGGTTCCATTGAATTCCCCTGGATTCTTAAAGCGAAGGCTTTAGGGTCGCCGACGGTAGTCGGTACTGCCTCTTGCCAATCTTTTGGCAATTCGTCGAAATCGTGGGCCTCGCCAGCCATAGCCCACGATATGACTGGGATCTGCCGTAGGGGCACCGAGAAAAGGTTCTTGGCAGAGTTGGTAATCGGGCCACTAATCGCGGATTTTCTTACTGAGTAATTATCGTCAAGCGGGAGGCTCGGCCTTTCTGCCAATAGGTCACTGCGATAATGGGTCTCAAGCGAAGAAAACAGCGCTTCCAGAGTAGGGGAGGGTTCTTTTTTGCCCATTTCGAGCATGCTTATGTAATTGCCTCCAACGTGCATGATACGACCGAGATCCTGCTGGGTCAGCTTGTGGGTCTCTCTGAATTTCTTTACTCGGTACGAAAAATGACTTGCAGACATAATCACTCAGTGATAACCAATGCACATGTACACGACGGGTGATAACATGGTGATACATCAGAGGCAAGGCGATTTCGCTCTGAAGGTGAAAGTGGCCCTACTACTTCGCAAGGCTGCCGGCAAATCTCCTTATTCGATTACCGGACTGGCTTCAGTCCTTGGGAGGTCGCGCACTTCCGTGAGTCTTGCCGTCAATCATCCCACGTTGTTCATCAGGCTGAAACGCGAAATACGCCAAGTTCTTGATTTATGACCCCCGTTGAAATTCTGGCCCGGGCCGCGCTGCGCTCCGCCGAAACTCTCGATGAGAGGGCTCGCCGCATGGTGTTCCAGGCAGTCGTCGCTGCTCTACCAGTCAATCACGAGATAGCTGAGCTTTGCCGATCTACTCTCATGTACCTCGAGCAAGCAGAGAACACTCAACTATTACTATGGTCCAAGCTCCGATGACGCAAGACGAACTCCCCCTTCGCAGCCTGCGGGCTCACGACGTATTTCCCGGGAGATCTTCCCTATACGTGTGGGAGGTCGCCAAGGCTTGGGAATGCTCTGAGCAGCACATTATCAATCTCATCGACCGGGGCGAACTGCACGCCACCAACATCGGCTCGGCCAAGGTGCGATCGAAGCGCAGCTACTTCCGCATCCCCGTGAGCGAGTACGACCGCTTTGTCGTGGCCCGTTCGAACGTCTGAGTTTTATGTCGAAGAAATCCATAACCTTACCGGATGAGGAGCAAATGCGCCTCATGGGCGAACAGATGACCGCTCAGTTTCAAAAGGCGGTCGGAGGCATTCGGGACATCGTCATTTTTGGGGCGATGTTCGTCGCGACTCAACGAGTAGTGTCCACGTGTGGACACTACTCCGAGAGGGGTCCGCAAACAAAAGGGGAGGGCTTGAGGGGATGGCTCGCGAAATATGCGCCCGAAGTGAATCGGCCTACCGCCTACCGCTTTGCGCAAATCTCCAAAGGCATCATCGACACCTTCTCGCTCGGTCGCACGGATTTGGCGGCGCTCCTCCAGGCCGACGCCTCGGCGCTTTCTGCGCCCCAGAAGAAGAAGCGTGAGGCGATCGAGGCGGCCATCTCAGGCCGCTCTCAACGCCAACTCCTCCTCACTTACGGTGGCGTGCGCAATCCCGAACCGAAGGCGAGGGGCGGCGCGCGTCCGAACACCCATCCCAAGCGCTCCGGCGAGGAGCAACTGGCTCTCCTCCGCAAAGACTTCGAGTGGACGTGGGGAGAGATCCGCAAGCACTTCGCCAGCATCGAGCAGATTTACACCCCAGTCATTCAATCGGTCGACGCTCACGCGTTGATTGGCGACTGCGAGTTTCTCATCAAGAAACTCCACCCTCTAGCCAAATAGATCCTCCATGCTAATCGAGAAAGACATACCCGTTCCCCCCATGCCTGTCCGCTCTCTCTTGCCGGTTGTGCAAGTGGCGCTTCGGATGGATGTCGGCGATTCGATCTTTTGCGGATCTCGGGCCGAAGCTCAGCGGCTCTATTGGGGCCTTACCAACCACGGCCGCAAGGCCTGCCGCCGCAAGCAGGGCGGGGGCTACCGCATTTGGAGGGTTTCATGAGGGCTTCTTCTGAGAAAAAATTGAAGCTGGCTAATGCCGCCGCTAATGCCGCCATTTCGCACTTCCTCAAAGTGATCGCGGAAGATCCGGAAAAGTTCTTTCTCATGGGAGATGGGACGGAATCTTGGGCCAAACTCACGGACGCCGCCTCCGCGCTCTGGGGCATTCCGGTCGAAGAAATTCGGGGCGACTTCCGGCCCAGCCTTAGCCGGTGCGAAAAATATCGCGTGAAGAGGGAATCTGACGAGGCGCTTCTGCGGCACTGCCGCAGACGAGGAATTACTGCACCACAATGACCTCCGCCGACCGCGATGAGTTCGCCCAGCTGCCCGACGGCGTGCGGGCCGAGGTCCATAAGCTCCGCGCCGAATTTGATGCGATCGCGCCGCCTTATCGTCGGGCGTTTATTTCGGTCGCGGATCGGCTTGGATTGTCCGTCTCCTCAGTCCGCCGCAAGTTCTATGAATATAGAGCCGGAGGCTGGCGGGCGCTTATCAATGAAACCAAGGTGCCGGAGATGCAGCGCGAGCTGCCGCCGGAGTTCGTCGGGTTCTGGCAATCTTTAGTAATACAAAACCAACGCAAGTCCCGTCCGGCGTACCGCCATCTCCTCCGCATCTGGAGCCAACGCACTCAGCGGGTCCCGGGCTATGAAGATTTTGGAGGCTGGCCGAAAGTCCCCCGAGGATGGAGCCCTCGCAATCTCTATCGCTATGTTCCTTCGAAGTTCGCGCAGTCCGCCGCCCGTCAGGGCCGATGCGCAGCCGTCGCATTCCGCCCCACCGTCAACCTCACGCGCGTCGGGTGCCAGGTCGGCCAATTCTACCAGTTCGACGACATGTGGCATGACCTCCTCGTCGGCGTCCCCGGCCAGCGCCGCCCACAGCGCCCGCTCGCCTTTCACGCTCTCGATTATCTCTCCGGGTGCCTGATCGCCTGGGGCGCCAAGCCTCGGCTTGATGTCGGAGATAAAACGGAAATTCTGAAAGAGTCCGACTTCCTGTTTTTGCTCGCTCACGTGCTCGGCTCGATAGGCATCAATCCTCACGCCGGCACCTGGCTCACCGTCGAGCACGGCATGGCCGCGATCCGCGAGGATCTTGAGCGCGAACTCCACGATTTTTCTGGCGGCCTCATCCATGTCGAACGGTCGGGCATTGCCAAGCACTCTGCGCACGCCGGCGAGTTCGCCCCGTCCCCACGTGGCAACCCCCGAATGAAGGCGGCTCTCGAATCCCTCCACAACCTGGTCCATAACGATTTTGCGTCGCTGCCAGGCCAGACGGGTAAAGACCGCCAGCATTCGCCCGAGGGGCTACCAGGCCGCGAGAAATATCATATGGCCCTGGCGGACGCTTCCCTGCTCTTGCCGGCTGAGCGCGCCTCGCAAATCTTATGGCCGTTCCTGACATGGGAGCAATTCCTGCGGATCGCTAGCCATCTCTATGATCGGATCAATGCCCGCACCGACCACAGTATAGAAGGCTGGGAAAAGGCTGGATTCGTTTTCACCGAGATGAGGCTAGGCGAAGTGCGCTGCCGCAAGCTCTCCCCGCTCGATGTATGGCTCCACGGACGCCGCGCTCTCCAGCCGGTTTCGGCGTCCATCGTCGCGCTGATCCTCGCTCGCTGCACCGGCGCCGAGCGAACCCTGCGCAATCATGAATGGGTGATCGAGGATGCCCCCCATCTCGGAACTGGCCTGCATCGCTTCCTTCCCGTCCTCCGCCAGGTCGATGGCACTGAGGTGCTTCTCTCTGACGGAGCGACATTCCGAACCGTCGTGTCGCCCTATGACCAGCGCCTCTGGCTCTATGATGCTCGCGGGGCGTTCAAAGGCACCTGCGATCGCAAGGCTGTACCTTGCCGCGCTGATGAGGACGGCCGTCGCCGGGCCATGGGCCAAGCGTCCAAGATCGAGGCCGCGCTCCTACGCCCATTAGCCCGGCTCTCCCGCGAACAGGCCGCCGAGAAGGAAGCCATGCACCGCCATAACGCCTCTCTTCTCGCCGCCGAGCCTGGTGACCGCCGTCTCCAGCGCAAGGCCGCCGAGAGCGCCCTGGCCTCCATGGTCGACCAATTTTCAGGTGTAGAGCCCAACTATGATTTATGAGTAACACCCGCTATTCCGACTCGCCGGACGATTTCTCGCCCGAACACGCCCTCGCCTCCGCTTCCCTATCGGGCATCAATATACCGCTCACGGTAGTCGCTCGGGTGGCGGGTGCGCGCGGTCCCGTCGCTGGCCGCCCCATGATCTGGCTGCACAACTACGCCCTCATGCGTCGCTTATCGGCGGACTCCCTGTCCGAGAGTCTCGGGCTCGATCGATCGGAAATTCGCGCCTCTCTCACCGATCCCTATGCTCCGGCCTCCACGATCGAGCGATTCGGCGCGGCGGTCGGCAAGTTGCGCGACTCCCACGATCGCAGCCGGCGACGGCTCGCGCGCACTCGCGCGAGCAAGATGATCCATAAGGTGGTCAAGTCCGCTCTCGCGTCGCGCACCCCGTGTGAAGTCATAGGCCGGTGGAGGGCTGGGAAAAGTTGGTCGGCGTGGGAAGCCTATCAAGACGATATGGATCGCGCGGCCTGGTTCCGATGCCCGTCGGACGACACCGATCGCTCCTTCATTTTCAGCTTGGCGCGGTCGCTCGGAATCGGCGTCGGGTCCGGCTGTAAGCCGGGCCAACTCCGCCCGAAGATTCTGTCTTGCTTTGGGTCCGGCGCGATCGAGTTGCTCATCATTGACGAAGCTCATTACCTGTGGCCATCGACCGTCTCTCGCTCGGGGCACCTGCCCAAGCCTAAGCGTCTCGAGTTTGTCCGCGAGCTGTACGATCTATTCATTCCTTCTCAAGTCGGCATCGTCCTACTGACGACGCCCCAACATGCCGACCTCATGAGCCGCGCAATCTCGGGGCACGAGACCTGGGCACCGGGCCAATGGGACGGGCGCGTGCTCCGCTTCTCGTTGCCTGACTCCATGAGCGATGACGAGCTGGCCGATGTCGCACGCTGGCACGGGCCTGACCTCGCCGAGTCCGCATTGCCTTTGCTTGTCGAGTTCGCCAAAGCCTCGGAGGGCTACATGGGCAAGATGGTCCGCGCCATCGAATTAGCCCGCTCATTTTTTGGCAGCGAAAATGGAATCTCGCGCGACGCAGTCGGCGGAGCGATCCGGCATATGTCCACTCCATGAACTCCATCGCCGAACGTATTGTCGGAGTCATTGCCACTCGCCACGGCGAAGCCGAGTCCATTTCCGCTCGACAGATCGCCCGCCGGATCGGCTGGCCTCTTAGCCGGGAACGCGAGGTGCGTCGCATCATCGCGTCCGTGTGGGGTCGGGGCGACGCGGGCCCTTGGCTGCTTGGGACTCGTTCGGGCGGCGGCTACTGGAGGGTCACGCAATTCGAGGAGGCCGCCTCCACCGCCAGATGGCTCCGCGCTCTGGCAGACCGCGCCCGGGCGCGGGCCGAGGCTTACGCTGCTCATTGCCGCAGATTTGGGCTCCACATCGGCGGCGGCGGGCAGCGATCTGACGCCATCGCCAAGCTCATCGAACGGCAGCGCGTCGAGCGCCTCAGCGACCGCGAGGTCGCCAAGCGATTCGGCCTCAGCGCCTCGACGTGGTGCCGCGTCCGCAGCGGTCGCTATCGCGGCTCGCTCGCCGCTATTTCTTCGAAGATCGAATCCTCCCTCACCCCCCCCATATCCACATCATGACCAAACCTCAATTCACGGAAGGCGCCTTGTTAAAGAAAGTCGTCGACGAGATCCGAATGGCTGGGAGGAATTGCGGCTGGCCCACCGTCACCCCTGAGTTCAGTGCCTATGTCGATGGGTGGAACTCGGTCTCTCCGTCCTGCCTTCGCCTCAACATCGCCTATTGATCCCATTTTGCCCGACGCTAGCCAGGCTCTCCCAACAGCACCGGCATGACCCTAGCGGCTGCCACACACACACTGAAAAACTATGACCTCACAACACCTCAAATCCATGGTTGCCGAAGCCGTCATCCTCGACCGCCAGATCGCCGACATGATCGATCGGCTCGATGTCCTCAAGGACCGCCTTGTCGCCTTGGCAGAAGTTGGCGCCGACTCCCAGGTGCCGACCGATGGCGGCGGATGGTCCGTCACCTTCGAGGGCTTGGATGGCTGCGTGGCCCGCGTCACCCAGGAAGGCCCGCGACTCAGATCCTCTGTATCGTCGGAGAAAGACGTGGCAAAAATCAAAGACGCGGCGGGCAGCTTCTTCGGGCGCCTCTTCGTCCCGAGTATCGCCTACAAGCCGGTCAGCGGGTTCCGCGCCGAGGCTGAGGCACTGCTTGCTCGCGGTGCTTCCAAGCTCATCAAGCTCGTCACCACCAAAGGAGCCACCAAAGTCTCCTACGAAACGAAGAATGGTTGATTCGCCGATCAAGCAACTCGCTGCTGATCCCTTGGTGCGCATGGCCATCGAGCAGATAGCTCCGGATCCGGGCCGGCCCCTCCCGGGGCCTCCAAGGAATCGGCTCGTCACGGATCTCGACATCCAGGCGCTAGATCTCCGCATCAAGCGCCTGGAGGCGCTCCTTCCTCGGTTAGAGCGGATAGAGAAGTCGCTGCTTTTCGTCGAACTCATCGATGATGATGAGGTCGCGTTAAAACAAGCCTGCATGCGAGTCGGGATCTCAGCCGGGAAGGTACGATCGCATTGCCGCTCGGCGCACCTCGTAGCCAAGCGTCGCCAGGTGTACCAGATCCTGCATGAGTTGGGGTGGTCCTACTGCCGGATCGGACGCGCCTGTGATCGCAACCATGCCGCCGTCATGCACCTCTTATCCTTATGACCCCAAAACAGACTAAGCTGTATTGGCTCAAATGGGGCCAGGTGTGCGAGTCCCATGGATGGACAGCCCTCAACACCGACCTCGACGCCAGGCGCAAGTCCTGCCACGTCCTGGCACTCGGGACTCCTAAGTCCTCCAAAGACTTCTCCAACGCCGATCTCGACCGTGTTCTCAACGTGTTTAGTTCGCTAATTGATTCAGATGATCTAGCCACGCAGATCGACCGCCAGGCTTACGAGACAGGTGATGATGATCCCGGCGAACGCAAGCGCATCCTGCACAAAATCGCCTCGCTCGGCTTAGAGCAGCCTTACATCACCAAAGTGACTCGCAATATGTACCACACATCACGATTCACCGACCTCACGCTCGACCAGCTCCTTAACCTCCGCAACACCCTGGCTAACCGCGCCCGCGTCCGGGACCAGCATCAGAAGGCTGGGCTTTGGGAGCGTCCTTCATGAAGTTCCCGCGCTCGCTCGCCTGCCAGGTCGCCCGCGAAGTGCTCGTGGCCATCACACCAGCATGCGAGCGCGTGATAGTTGCGGGCTCTTTGCGGCGTCGCAGACAGGAGGTCGGCGACGTCGAGATCCTCTACGTTTCGCGCATGGAGCAGGACCCGACATCCGACTTGTTCGCTCCAACGTCGCGGCCGGTCGTGGACTCGGCGATCGCGCTCCTCGAACAACGAGGAATCCTCCGCCGGCGTGAGAGCAAGATCGGGACTGAAGTATTTGGGCCAAAGAATAAGCTCATGGTGCATTTGCCGACCAGTGTCCCGGTCGACTTTTTCTCCACGACGGTCTCGGCATGGTGGAACTACCTCGTCTGCCGTACCGGCGGCAAGCAGAACAACATCCGGATTTGCGAGGCAGCTCGGAAGAAAGGCTGGCAGTGGAAGCCCTACTCGGAGGGCTTCCTCGAATACGGCTACCGTGTCATTCCCGTGGCATCAGAACAGGAGGTCTTTTCCCTCGTCGGCCTCCCCTACCTAGAGCCATGGGAGCGGCAGTAACGATCCCTCCAGTGCTCGATGCGTGCTGCGGGCCTCGCATGATGTGGTTTGATCGCGCCGATGGGCGGGCGCTCTTCGTGGACAAGCGGCGCGAGGTTTGCCATGCAGACACACGGGAGGGCCGGCGCGAAATCGTCGTCGATCCTAACATGCTGGCGGACTTCACCGCGCTGCCCTTCGCGGATGGCACATTCACGTTGGTCGTCTTCGATCCGCCGCACACCTTCGCCGGCCCGAACGGGTGGACACGGAAAAAATACGGGACGCTCACGCCAGCGTGGCGGGAGGAAATCAGCGCTGGATTCGCGGAGTGCTTTCGAGTGCTCTGCCCTCTCGGCACCATGATTTTCAAGTGGAGTGAGCACCGAGTGCCCGTGTCCACCGTCCTGTCGCTTACTCCCGAGAAGCCTCTCTTTGGACAACGCTGCGGATCGACCGCGAAAACTCACTGGCTGGTTTTCTTAAAAGAACTGGGAGGCAATCCTTAA